TCGCCAAGATTTCGCCGGGGGGGACCGTCTGATGTGGCCGTTCCGCAAAGACAGGAAGGCCCGGCGGTCCCTCCCGGCCTGGCCGAGGATTCCGGGCTGGGTGCGGGCGCGGTTCGACGCCGCCCAGACCACCGCCGAGAACGCCCGGCACTGGGCGATGGCCGATTCGCTGTCGGCCGACGCCGCCGCCTCGGCGGACGTGCGCAAGAAGCTGCGGGAGCGCGCCCGCTACGAAGTGGCCAACAACAGCTACGCCAAGGGCATTGTTCTGACCATCGCCAACGACTGCGTCGGCACCTGCCCACGCCTGCAGCTGCTGACGGACAATCCCGAGGCCAACCGGCAGGTGGAAGCGGCCTTTGGGCAGTGGGCCAAGGCAGTGAAGCTGGCTGAGAAGCTGCGCACCATGCGCATGGCCAAGACCACCGACGGCGAAGCCTTTGCTGTGCTCAGCGCCAATCCGAAGATCGATTCCCCGGTGACGCTGGATGTGCAACTGGTCGAAGCCGACCGCGTCGCCTCGCCAATCCTGTCGGTGTTGCCCACCGACGGCGACATCGACGGCATCACGCTGGATGCCTGGGGCAATCCTCAGACCTACTGCATCCTGCGTCAGCATCCCGGTGATCTGTCAGTGTGGAAGACGCAGTATGACCTGGTGCCGGCGGAGGCGGTGATCCACTGGTTCCGGGCCGACCGGCCGGGTCAGCACCGGGGCATCCCGGAGATCACGCCGGCCTTGCCGCTGTTTGCCCAGTTGCGCCGCTACACCCTGGCGGTCATTGCGGCAGCTGAAACAGCCGCCGACTTTGCCGCCGTGCTGTTTACCGATGCCCCGGCCAACGGCGAGGCCCAGGCCCTGGAACCGATGGACGTGGTCGAGCTGGAAAAGCGCATGGCCACGGTGCTGCCCGATGGCTGGCGTCTGGGGCAGATCGAGGCCCAGCAGCCCACGACCAGTTACGCCGAGTTCAAGCGGGAGATCCTCAACGAGATCGCACGCTGTCTGAATCTGCCCTACAACATCGCCGCCTGCAACAGCTCGGGCTACAACTACGCCTCGGGGCGTCTGGATCACCAGACCTACTACAAGTCGATCCGGGTTGAGCAGGCCCACCTGGCCGAGGCGGTGCTGGACCGAATCTTTGCTGCCTGGCTGGATGAGGCTCAGCTGGCCCTTGGTCTGCCCGACCTGCGCGGGGCGGCCCACCAGTGGTTCTTCGACGGCACCGAGCATGTCGATCCGGCCAAGGAAGCCAGTGCCCAGGCGACGCGTCTGGCCAGCAACACCACCACACTCGCCGCCGAGTATGCCCGCCAGGGCAAGGACTGGGAGACGGAACTCCACCAGCGTGCCAAGGAGAAGAAGCTGATGGCCGAGTTGGGGCTCACGGAGGAGCCCCGCCCGGCCATCGATGACCAAGAGGAGAGCGACACGGATGTCCAGCAGGCAGCCTGACTATTTCACTTTCCGCTGCCCGATTGCCGTCGAGGCGGCAGGTGACGCCGACAAGCCCATGCCGCGCTTCCGCATGGTGGCCTACACCGGCGGAACCATGCGGATCGCTGGGTTCCCGCACCCAGTCGTGGTGGACCTCGAAGGCCTGGCCATCGAGCGCCAAGACATCCCGGTCCGCCTCGACCACAACCCGCGCCAGGGGGTGGGCCACACGCAGCGCGTCGCCATCGAGAACGGCCAGATTATCGCCGAGGGCCTGATCAGCCGCGATACGTCCTGGGCCAGGGATGTGGCCAAAAGCGCCGTCAACGGCTTTCCCTGGCAGGCCAGCATCGGAGCGGCCGTGGTGGATGCCGAGTTTGTCCCCAGCGGCCAGAGCGTCACCGTCAACGGCCGAACATTCAGCGGGCCGCTGCACGTGGTCCGCCAGGCGATTCTCAAGGAGATCTCATTCGTGGACAGCGGCGCAGACCCGGCCACTTCGGCCCGCATCGCCGCCCAGCACAAGGAGCAAGCAGTCATGGATGACACCACGACGGTCAGCACGACCAATCAGAACCCCGCCCAGACGGATGCGGGACAGACGCAGGACGCGACTGGCACCACTGCGGATGCGCAAGGCCAGCCCACCGCACAAACGGATTCGCCCTCGCAGTCCCAGACGCAGACGGCTCAAGCACCCGCGACGTCGGACACCCTCAATGCCTCCGCCTGTGCGGATGACCCGGTAACCCGGTTGCGCCAGCAGATGGCGGCCGAGACTCGGCGTATCGAGGCGATCCGCCGAATCTGCGCCGGCAAGCATCCGGACATCGAGGCCAAGGCCATCGAGGAAGGTTGGGACGAGAATCGCACCGAGTTGCACGTGCTGCGCGCCAGCCGCCCGCAGGTACCGGCGGTCGCCAGCCGACCGCGCAACGCCAGTCCCCAAGTGTTCGAAGCCGTGGCTTTGATGGCTAGCGGCCTGCCCAACAGCCGCATCGAGGCGATGTACGCCGAGCCAATCCTGGAAGCCGCCGACAAGCTGCGCGGCGTGGGCATCCAGGAGTTCTGCGAACTGGCCTGTGGCCAGCAGCTGCCGCGCTTCCGTCGCGACGCTTCCGGCTGGCTCCAGGCCGCCTTCAGCACCGCGTCGCTGCCGGGCATCCTGTCGAACATCGCCAACAAGATGCTGCTGGAGGGCTACAGCTACGTTGAAGACGCCTGGCGGCAGATCGCCAAGATCGCCTCCGTCAATGACTTCAAGGAGCACACCCGCTACCGCATGACCGGCAGCTTCCAGTTCCAGCAGGTGGGGCCGGATGGAGAGCTCAAGCACGGCCAGCTGGGCGAGCAGACCTTCCGGCAGAAGGCCGACACCCACGGGATCATGTTCGCCCTGACGCGGCAGATGATCATCAACGACGATCTGGGTGCATTCACGGACATCCCGCGCCAGATCGGCATGGGCGCGGCCGAGGCCATCGCCGACGCGGTGTGGGGCCTGTGGCTTTCTAACCCCACCCAGGCGGACGGCAAGGCCTTCTTCCACACCGACCACAAGAACTACATGGCCGGCGCGGATACCGCGCTGACCGTCGATGGTCTGACGGAGGCGGAGGTCGCCTTCGGCAAGCAGGTCAAGCCCAACGGCAAGCCGCTGGGCATCCGCCCGAGCATCCTGCTGGTGCCTACGGCTTTGAAGGTGCCGGCCGAGATGCTCATGAAGAGCGTCACGCTCAACGAGACCACGACAGCCAACAAGCCCAAGCCCAGCGCCAATCCACACGTGGGCAAGTTCACCGTCGTCTCCAGTGTCTACCTGTCCAACCCCACCTTCACGGGCGCGTCGGACAAGGCCTGGTACCTGCTGGCCGACCCCAACCGCCTGCCGGCCATCGAGGTGGCATTCCTCAACGGCGTGGACCGGCCTACGGTGGAAAAGACGGATGCGGACTTCAACACCCTGGGCGTGATGTTCCGCGGGTACATCGATTTTGGCGTCAAGGAACAGGACCACCGCGGGGCGCTGATGATGAAGGGCGAGGCGTAAGCCTCGTCCTTCCGGGCCGGACCTGATCTCTCTCTCTCGAACATTAAGGAGCAATGACCAATGGCAATTGCGATTTTCATTCATGACGGCGACAGCATCGACTACACCCCCGGCAGCAACGTGGCGACCGGCGATGTGATTGTCCAGGGCGACCTGGTGGGCATCGCCAAACGCGATATCCCACGCAACGCACTCGGCGCATTGGCGGTGTCAGGCGTGTTCGATCTGCCCAAGGCGCGTGGCGTTGGCGCGGCCATCGCCGCCGGGGCGAAGGTGTACTGGGACGCCCTGAGTCAACAGGCCACCACCACGGCGGACGACAACAAGTACCTGGGCAAGGCTGTCCGTGCTGCCGCCGACGCAGACGCGACGGTCCGTGTGCGGCTGGAGCAGTGACCGTGGCCGACCTGCTTCGCCAAGGCGCGCAGTGGCTGGAGCAGATGCGCACAGCGCACTGTTCCACCCCGGTCGAGTACCGCAGGCCGCCAGAAGCATGGATGGTCCAGGCGACCTTCGGGAAGACCGGCTTTGAGGTCGCCGACGAGTCGGGCCTGACGATCCATGCCCAAGTCTGGGACTTCCTGATCCTGGCCGACGCGCTGCCGGGTATCGAACCGGAAGCCGGCGACGTGATCGCGGCCAGTGGGCGGCGGTATGAGGTCGTGAACCTGGGCGGCGAGGGGTGCTGGCGCTGGAGCGACCCATACCGCCAGACCTACCGCATTCACACCAAGGACATCGGAGCGGACACGTGAGCGACTCGACTGTCAGTAGCGACTTCCGAAGCGCCTGCGAGCGCCAGTTTGCGGAACTGCATCGCAAGCTGGACCGGCTGGATGAAGCCATCCGCGGCAATGGCCATCCCGGCATCAACGTGCGGCTGGACCGCCTGGAGCAGGATGCCAAGCGCCAGGCGAGGCTGATCTGGCTGATCGTGGGTGCGGGTATCACCGCCGCCACGTCGGGAATCATCACCTGGATTACGGGGTGACGCATGAGTCTGGTCATCGACATCGCCGACGCCGTGACTGCCGAACTGAATGCGGCACCGCCAGGCACGTTCACGCCGAGCTTCACCGCCATGCGGCGGGTGTTGCCGGAGTTTGACCTGGCCGACCTGGCGGATCTGAAGGTTTCCGTGGTGCCCAAGCGTGTGGAGATCACCGGCTCGACACGCAGCGCCAGCCAGTACGAGATCGCCGTGGACATCGGCATCCAGAAGAAGCTCGGCAAGGACCTCGACTCAGAGGTGGCAGCATTGAGCACTCTCGTTGACCAGATTGCCGACTACCTGCGTCGTCGGCCATTGGGTGCCGCACCGTTCGCCTCTTGGGTATCGATCAGCAACGAGCCGGTCTATGCCCCCGAGCACCTGGCCGAACAGCGGGTCTTCACCAGCGTGCTGACAGTCAGCTACCGGGCGCTGAAGTAGAGGAAGCCATGAACAACACCATCATGCGCACGATTACCGTCACCGCCGACTATCAGCCGCTGGCTAGTCAGCGGCTGGTGGGATCGGTGACCATCTCCTGCTCGTCGGGCAATGCCGGGCCCGTGATCTTCAAGGGCGACGACGGCTCGGAAGTGCCCTGGATCGCCGGCGAGTGGCACAGCTTCCGATCCATCGACCTGGGCGCGGTCTTCGTCAAGGGCACGCCCGGCGACACGATCAGCATCGTCGGAGGGACCTGGTAATGCCCTACACGCCGATCGACAGAACCAGTCGGGCGGTCTTTTCCGGGAGCCTGTCCTGGCAGAACCTGCCGCCGTACGCGACGTTCGTGGTGCCGTATGCCTTCGCGCACTTTAGCGAGACGGCCGTTCCCGATCCGGTCTCACGCGGGCTCTACAACCAGATGATCGACCCGCGCCTGGGCACCTGGACTGCTGGACGCTTCAGTCCGGCCCGTCCCGGCCGCCATCGCCTGTCCGCGCAATTTGTCATCTACAAGCAGTCCAGCCAAGGGCAACTGGTGGACGTGTTCCTGCAACTGGAGGTGATCCGATCCGGCGTCATCACCACCGTCGGCATCTGCGATGCCCTGTACCACCTGGTGGAAGGCGGCGAACTGGCCCTGCCGCTCCAAGTCGAGGCCACGCCGATCCTGCAGCCCGGCGACCAGGTGCAGGCACGGTTCGGGCTGATCGAGGGCCACCTGATCAACATCGTCACCGTCGATCCGACGCGCACGTTCTTCGACATCACGGCCTACTGGAGTTGAAGCCATGCGTGAGTTTGAGCAACCGGAACTGGCCACGGCACTGCGGGAGCTGGCCATCGAGCGCGACGCCTCCTTCGCCAAGCGCCGCCAGACCTATGTGGACTACGACGCCGAAGGGCGGATTGAGCGGATTACCTGGCCCAAGGAACTGGGGCCGCAGCCTTCGTCGTCGGCTGTGCAGGCGAAGGTGCAGATGGTTCGCCAGAGGCTCGCGGATGTAAGCAAACAGCCATGATCGGCTTTGAGATCAAGCGGATGTTCTTCGACCGCCAGGCGGTGGTCTCGAAGGTGGATGCCGCCACACGGCGGGTGCTCAGCAAGTTCGGGGCCTTCGTGCGCCGCTCGGCCAAGAGCAGCATCCGCAAGCGAAAGAAGGCAGCGCCGCCGGGCCAGCCGCCCAGCTCGCACACGGGGCTGCTCAAGAAGTTCATCTTCTTCGGCTACGACGCCGCGCGCCAGAGCGTGGTGATCGGCCCGACACGACTGAACCAGAAAGGAAGAGGCGAAGCGCCGCCGCTCTTGGAGTACGGCGGCAAGACGACACTCAAGCGTGGCGGCAAAAAACGACGCGTGACGTACCAGGCCCGGCCCTACATGGGACCGGCCTTCGAGAAAGAAAAACCCCAACTGCCCGCCATGTGGCGAGGCAGCGTTCGATAAGGAGATCGACCCATGGCACAAGAGTTCCTGTTGGGCATGAACGCCAAGATTTACCAGGGGCCGGCGGGATCGGAGCTGTCCTCGTTGACCGAGATGGGCAACGTCAAGGATGTGACGCTCACCCTGGAAGCCGGTGAGGCGGACGTGACCACCCGCGCCAACCAGGGCTGGCGGGCGACCGCCCCGACCCTGCGCGAATGCACCGCCGAGTTCGAGATGCTCTGGAAGCCGGGCGATGCCGGTTTCGAGGCGATCAAGAACGCCTTCCTCACCGCCGGCACGATCCGCCTGGCGGTGCTCACCGGCGATCGGTCGGCCTCGGGCACGGAAGGTCCGTTGGGCGACTTTTCCATCACCAACTTCAGCCGCAACGAGCCGCTGGAAGAAGGTGTGACCGTCTCGGTGACCGCCAAGCTCGCGGTCTTCGATGAATGGGTGGAGGTGGCCTGATGAAGACGTTCACGGATGCAGCGGGTCGGACCTGGACCATCACGCTGAACCTGGGTACGGCCATGAAGGTCAAGGCCAAGCTCGACATCGATCTGCTTCAGCCGGAGGCGGGCGATCCGCCGCTGCTGACGCGCCTGGGCACCGATGAATTGCTTCTGGGCGAGGTGTTCTGCGCTCTGCTCGAGGGGCAGTTCGAGGCCCACAAGGTCACCGCCGACGACGTGCGAGCAGCCTTCGACGGCCAGACGCTTTTGGCGGCGCAGAAGGCGTTCTACGAGGAGATGATCGATTTTTTCCGGTCGCGCGGCCGCAACGACCGGGCCAAGGCGGTCGCCAAACAGATGGCCATGATCGAGGCGGCGGTGACGGCGGTGGAGACGCGGATCGACGCCCTGGACATCGACCAGGCGATCCGTGGAGCGATGTCTGGCGCATCGCCGGCTCCATCGGCGTCGACCCCCGGCCTCTGACGCTGCGGCAACTGCTGTGGATGGCCGAGGGCCTGGGGCGCGAACGCTGGGCGCACACGTCGTTGATCTGCGCCCTGATCGCCAACGCCAACCGCGACCCCAAGCGGCATCGGCCCTTCAAACCCACGGATTTTGATCCCTACGCGAAGCAGGATCGGCGGCTACGGATGGCCGCCGACAAACAGTCGCTGGCAATTCTTCGAGAGGCCCTCGAGGCCCGGAAAGGCACCTGAACATGGACGGCAATACGATCCTGAACGGAATCTGGACGTTCCTCAACTCCGCTCCTGGCCTGGCGCTCATTTGGGCCGGCACGGTGGGCTTGTTTCTCTTTCTGGCCAGCAAGTTCAACCCGCTGCAGGAGAAGTGGAAGCAGTACGAGGGCAGTATCATCACCGGCATCAGGCTGGCCGAGAAGCAGATCCCCGACGACACGCCCAACGCCGGTCTGGCCAAGCTCGATGCGGCTCTGCGGTTTGTCTTGAACGCCTACGCCGAGGCCAATAACGGCAAGCAGCCTTCGGCTGCCCTGATTGAGCAGATCAAGCAGGGCATCCAGATCAAGCACAGCGAGCTGGATCGCTGGGGCGGCCTCTCCAAGCCCAAGGAGGCGGCGTGATGAAGTGGCTCATCGCCATCCTGACGGCTTTCTTCAAAGCCCTTCTACCGTGGGTCGCCAAGCAGTCGCGGCCCACGGCCCAAGACGCCGCCCCGGACCAGCAGACCAGGGACAAGCTACGTGCTAAGGTTCGCAAGCACTTTCCTGTAGTCGCCTTCGTGCTGCCGATCCTGCTGATCACCGGGTGCGGCGTGCGCACGGTCTATGTGCCGCACGGCACGCCCGTGCGTCTGCGGGAAACCATTAAGGACGCCAAGGTCTGGGTGAAGGATGCGGATGGTCAGGTCATTGCCGGGGAAATGAACCTACCGGAGGGCTGGTATTGCTTGCCGGTAGATGACGAGGAGTAGCGCACGTGGCAACCGCACAGGGCATTCGAGCCGGTCGCGCCTTTGTCGAGCTGTTCGCTGACGACTCCAGACTCGTGCGCGGTCTGCGCCGCGCGGAAAAGAAGCTCAAGGCTTTTGGCGATTCGATCCGCAACTTCGGATTGAAGATCGCCGGGGCCGTCAGCGCCGTGACCGCGCCGCTGGCAGCCTTGTCCATCAAGGCCGCTTCGGATGCCCAGGAGTCGCTCAGCCGCTTCGAGGCGGTCTTCAAGGACCAGGCCAAAGCGGCGGGTCAGTTCGCCGACGCCCTGGCCCACAGTGTCGGCCGGTCCAAGATCGAGATTCGCGATGCCCTGGCCACGTTCCAATCCTTCTTCGTGGGCCTGGGCTTTAGCGGTGAGGCAGCGCGGGACTTGAGCCAGACCATGCAGTCGTTGGCGTTGGACTTCGCCAGCTTCCACAACTTATCTGACGACGAGGCCATCGGGCGCTTCATCAGCGCGCTGTCCGGCTCGTCGGAAGTACTGGACCGCTTCGGCATCAACATCAAGCAGGCCGCCCTGGAGCAGGAACTTCTGGCCATGGGCGTGCGCAAGAGCTGGACGGAGGTGACCGAGCAGGAAAAGGCCCTGGCGCGGCTGAACATCATCGCCCGCGCCATGGGCGACCAGGGCGCGATCGGCGACGCGGTCAAGACGGCCGGGTCGTTTACCAACCAGATGAAACGCCTGCGCGGCCTATTGCGCGACACCTCCGTGTCCATCGGCCAGGCGCTCTTGCCGGTGGTCACGCCCTTGGTGCAGAAAGCCGCCGAGATGGTGCGCTGGCTGGGGGAGTGGATCAGCCGTAATCAACAATTGGTGGCCACGATGTTCAAGGTCGCCGCGGTCGTGATCGCCGGCGGACTGGCGCTGGCGGCGCTGGGCACGGTCATCAGCGGGCTGGGCAGCGCGCTTGGCGTGCTGGCGACCATCGTCACGAGCGTAGGCACGGTATTCAAGCTGCTGGGGGCGGTGATCGCCTTCGTGGTCTCGCCGATCGGCCTGGTCATCTCGGCCGTGGCCGCATTGGGCGCATACCTCATTCATGCGACGGGTGCCGGCGGCAAAGCCCTTACCTGGCTGGGCGAGAAGTTCAACGTGCTCAAGGACGATGCGCTGTCGGCCTACCACGGGATCGCCGACGCTCTGGCGGCCGGCGACATCTCGCTGGCGGTGAAGGTCTTGTGGCTGACCCTCAAGATGGAGTGGACCCGGGGCGTGAACGTCCTGGAGAAGGCGTGGCTGAACTTCCGCAACTTCTTCATCAAGATCGGCTATGACGCCTGGCACGGTCTGCTGGCGGTCGCCGAGATCGTGTGGCACGCCCTGGAGGTCGGCTGGATCGAGACGACCGCCTTCTTCTCCAAGCTCTGGACGGATTTTACATCGTTCTTCGCCCGGACTTGGGAGAACATCAAAGCCGGGGCGCAGAAGGCGTGGAACTGGATCAAGTCGCTGTTCGATGACTCCATTGACCTGGAGGCCGAGAACAAGCTGGTCGAGCAGAAGAAGCAGGAAGCCATCGCGCGCATCGAGGATGAGCAGCAGCGCAAGCTCGCCCAGCGTGAAGCCCAGCGCGAAGCGGAACGTCGTCGAGCGGCGGCCATTCACGAGGCGACGCTGGCCGAGATCGGCCGCGAGAACCTCGCCAAGCACCGCGAACTGGATACCGAATATGCCCAGCGCATGGCCGAAAACGAGGCCGACCTGGCCAAGGCCCGGCAGGAGTGGCGCGAAGCCATTGAAGCCGCTCGCAAGAAGCGCGAGGCCAAGGAAGCCGAAGCCGCTCCGGAAGGCCTGGAAGGTCCCGATGACTTGATCAATAAGGCCCGCCAGGCGCTGGCCGGTCTGGGCGACCTGGTCCACCAGGAAGCGGAGAAGATTGGCGTGCGGGGCACGTTCAACGCCGCCGCTATCCAGGGTCTGGCCGCCGGGGATGCCGCCGATCGCACCGCCAAGGCGACCGAGGAGACGGCCAAGAACACCAAGAAGCTCCTGCAGGCTGCGCAAACCGGCGGTCTGACGTTCGCTTGATTACAGGAGGCCACGGATGGCCATCACCTGCACCGAAAACATCGACTCCCGTCAGATTACAGAAGGTCAGTCAGCGGAACTGATCTACACGATCACCGGCACTGCCGACGAGGCGGCCGCTATCGCCACGCTCAAGGCGACCGCACCGACGGTGTTGCACAACATGAAGCGTCAGCCGGTGACGGTCGAGCCGGTCCACGTCGACACCACCCATCCCGACAAGTGCCTCTGGACCGGCACGGTTCACTATGCGCCTTTCGAGTACCCCGACCCGCCCCAGACTGGCGATTCTTCCTTCAGCTTCGACACCGGCGGCGGCACACAGCATATCACCCAGTCCTTGCAGACCGTCGGCCGCTACGCCACCAGTGGCACCGCGCCGGACTTTGGCGGGGCCATCGGCGTCACCCACGACAACGTCGAGGGCGTCGACATCACCGTGCCGGTCTACAACTTCTCCGAGACGCACTACCTGCCTGCCAGCCAAGTGACCAATGCCTACAAGGGCACGCTCTTCCAGCTCACCGGCAAGGTCAATAACGCCCCGTTCCGGGGTCTGGCGGCCGGGGAATGCCTGTTCCTGGGGGCCTCCGGTTCGCGCCGCGGCACCGGCCCGGACGACGATTGGGAAATTACCTTCCGCTTCGCCGGCAGCCCCAACCGCACGGGCATCAGCGTGGGGCCGATCTCCGGCATCAGCAAGAAAGGCTGGGAGTACCTCTGGGTGCGCTATGCCGACGCGGAAGACACCGGCTCGAACACGCTGGTCAAACAACCTGTCGCGGCCTACGTCGAGAAGGTCTATGAGGAAGGCAACTTCGCGGCCCTGGGGATCGGCACATGAGCAGCGCATTGAGAAAGGTCCGCTCCGGCGATCCGCTGGTCATCCCCGCAGCCGCCTACAACGCCTTCATCGATGCGGCCATCGACTACCGCCAGCGCACCGCCCACCTGGGACAAGGGGCGCAACCCTCATTCTCGCAGGCCAGCATCGTGCTGGTGCGCAACGACAGTGGCTCGAATCAGAACCGGATGGCGGTCTTGGGCGTCGAGGCCCCGATCATCGATCCATCCGCCAACGAGGAAGAGTTCAAGAACCGCGTGGCCCTTTCCTGCATCACGCCCGCCGCCGATACGCACGAGGGCAAGTTCGTCGTATTGGCCGAACCCATCGCCAACGGCAAGATCGGACGCGCCTACGCCGCCGGGGTCTGCCCCGTGAAGATCGACGTACCCGACGAGGAGCACGAGTGGCGCTACGCCGAAATCGCCGACGGCATCACCGGCAACCTGAAGGTAAGCATGCAAGGCTCAGCCACCATCCTTTGGCGTGCCGGCGGCACCGGCGTGCAGTGGGCAGTCATTCGCCTGGGCCAGCCGGTGCCGATGCATGTCTTCCCGGTGGAACTGACCCAGGTCGGCGGCGAGCAAGGCGACGAAGAGAACCCCGCTTCGTGGACCTACGACGTGCTGGACGTGGTGACCGGTGAAACGCTGGCCAGTGGAGTCGATCCGGTCGCATCTCCGCACAAATGGCAGCGACCCAGTGTGGGTCAAATGATCGCCGCCACCTTCGGCTATGCCCATTACCAGCCCAATGACGCCGGGGAGATGGAACTGGTGTTGGGCTGGATCAACGAGATGGTCGACCAGGAAGCCTGCCCGGATAGTGGAGGTGGATGATGGCCGGCGCTGGAATGGCCGTAATCCTGGCGGGCGGCAAGCGCGGCCTGCGTCCCGGCGGCAAGGCCGCCGTCTTCAACGTCGATGGCAAATGCCCAGGGTGCTGCCAGTGCGAGCCTTTCGTGCTCGGATCGTTCACCACCAACCGCTACTACAACCCGTGCTGGGACCTGACGCCGTACCAGGGGCCGGGCCAGGCTCCGCCCGGTTCGTACTGGCGACTGATTGAGATCGGCATGTGCTATCCCTACAGCTATCCCTGGTACGGGGCTGGCTGTGTCAACAGTGAAGGTCGGCTGGTGGGCCTGCCAGCTCAGTTCTGTTCGAACTACTACTACGACGGCTACATGGAACTCCAGATCGGCTGCTACGACCCGACGGACAATCGAATCCATTGGCCGGGGACCTGCCAGACTCTTTCTGCGAGGTACTCATGCTGAACGAGCTTCACGAAACCGGTTTGATGACCCACATGCCGTTCCTGACGCCCGGTGAGAGCGGCAAGCCCGTGCTGCTGTTCTGCCAGGCGGATGTTTCTCGAATCTGGAAGCTGTGCGCCCAAACCTCCGACGGCCGAATCCTGCGTCTCTCGACGGGCATGCCCGAGGATGTGTGCGAATGCTCCCCCACGGCATGGCACGACGAGAGTGGCTGGCACGTGAGCTTCATTGCCGGCGGCGGCAAACCCAACCCGCTCCACCGTCTTTACCGCATGGATGGCCCGACCCTGGATCGACTCAGCACGCCCGTAGCGCTGCACGCCACACGGGCGGGATTCGTCTTCCGCGACCGGGTCGTCCACGCTGACATGGACAACCTGATTCACGTGCGTGACTTGGCCGGCGACTTCGACATTGAACTGCCTGGGTCATTCATCTACCGTGTGGCCTACCGGGCAGACCAGCCGAACATGCTGTTGATCAGCGGCCAGTGGCAGACCGAGGACGACGTATTCACCCTTGAATACGACCTGACAAGCGGCGAGCAGAGCATGATCGAATGCGACGGCCAGCCGGCCTACAAGTGCACCATCCTGGGCGACCAGATGCTCTACGCCCAGCGCATCGGCGAGCAGTTCGAGCATCGCCGCGTCACTGCCGCCAGGTCCGTTAGTCGGCGCAGTGTCGCCAGCGCCGTCCGCCGCTCAGCGGGCCAGGTCCAACCCCTCGCCACCCAACCGATGGGCAACTGCGGCTGCCGTGGGCGCTTTGCGTCTCGTAGCCCGATGGTGACGCGCGCCTCCTGCCTCGAATGCGTCGAAAAACACCTTGGAGCGGCTTACGTCCTGCTAACCGAAACCCGCGACGGTTATGCCCATCGCCTCCGGGCGATTGGCCACCTCCACGAAGCCGAGGACGAATCGCAGGAATGGCCCGAGCTTCATGCCGCGATCCGTGCGGCTCGCAAAGCCTATCAGACTGACGGCACCATGCCGGATTGGGAAGCCCTCGGAAAGGCATCCGACGCCGTACGTGCCGTCGTAATCGCCTGACGGTCAGTATAGATACGTTCCACATCGCCGTATCCCTAAAGCCCTGCCTCCGCAGGGTTTCTTTTTTTGCGCAGGTGCGACCAACCCTGTCACGGTTCTGTGCGAAACTCCGAACAAACTGCCGGCCGCGCAGGAGAATATTTGACATTAGAGTCCAATAGCTGTCAAATGATGGCCTATTCCACGGGTTGTGAAAGCCCATCCGCGAAGGAAGGCAGTGATGAGCAAGAAAACGCCTGACGTGATGACCTTAGACGAGGTAGCCGACTACCTCCGAATACCTCGGTCCACCGTCTATAAGCTCGCCCGGGAAGGCCGGATTCCCGGCCAGAAGATCGGGCGACAATGGCGGTTCCGACGGGCGGTCGTTGAGCACTGGTTGGGTGACACCGAGAGCCAGCAACGCAGAAAGACGCAAGAGCAGCAGGGCTAAGAGGGCTCCAAGATGGATGCGGATCAGATCAAGCAATTGGCAAGGCTTCGGCTTGCAGTAGGCTACCTAGGCGAGCAAGCTGAGATGGGTTGGTGGTCCAGCACGTTCTGTGGCAAGAGCGGCACTGCGTTTCTTGCGCCCGTTTTTCCCCGCACCCATGCCCTGGCCCAATACCACGGCGCTACAGCCGCCGCCGCCCGCGTCCATGACGACCGTATCGGTGTTGGTGATGTGTACCATCTATTCCGCCTTCCGGAGGATCTGGAGCAGAGCCTGCATGCGGTTGGTCGCATCGATGATCTGGCAACCAGTGTCCATACGGCGATGGGCTTTCTTTCTGCCTACGCAGAGAACGAACGAAACGATGCGGTCGGGCCAGTGAACGTCGGGGGATTGGCATCATTGCGAGATTCGTCAAGGTGGAAGTTGGTCGCGGCCTGCTATCTCAGCGGATTTGAGCAACAGAGGGAAACCTTCCCGTTCTTCTCGGATCGGAAATGAAGCATCGTCAGTATACAACGCAGCTGCAAGCAGGCTTAGGAATGGTCGATGAGACCAGGACCTTGCTTGACCTGTGGACACCTGGGATGACGGCGGCACGCCTCAACCAAGTGGCGCTGGAGTCTGGCCGCTTTCCCGGTGTGTCTGCTCGCCGACTTCGCAATCTCGTTACCGAGTGTTTTCATCCTCGCCTGCTTGTTGATGGCGGCCGACCGGCAGAGTACCTGAAGACTCTACGCAAGGCGATGTCCTTACGTGAGTTTGAGCAAATGCTCCTGGTCTACACCTGCCGAGCCAACATTATTCTCGCTGACTTTATCCGCGATGTGTATTGGCCAGCATACTCTTCGGGACGCGATGCGCTTTCCAATTTGGAGGCACGAGAATTCGTTACGAGAGCGAACCAACAAGGCCTGACGGCCAGGCCCTGGTCCGACACCACGATCCGCCGCGTGTCAGCATACCTGACGGGAGCCTGTGCAGACTTTGGCCTCCTTGAACGAGGCAATCGTAGCGTCCGCAAGGTGCTTCCCTGTCGAATTGAACCACACACTGCCATCGTTCTCGCATATGACCTGCACTTCAGTGGGTTGGGCGACAATGCAGTTATAGGTCATCCGGATTGGACACTGTTCGGCCTAGATAGAGCCGACGTCATCTCTGAACTGAAGCGGTTGTCCCTTAAGGGCACATTCCTTGTGCAAATGGCCGGTGAGGTGGTGCGCATCGGCTGGCAGTGCAAGAACGCAAAGGAGCTTTCCAGTGCCATTGCTGAAGGCTAATTTTGACGAATTGATAGAGCGCATCAGACACGGGCGCGACTTGGGACATGCGAGCTTTGAGCCCATCTATTACCTTGTGTTTTCGCCAGCTCGGATCCTTGAGGTAAAGCGGTCATTGTCTGCGTGGACCTCCCGGCTTCGCAATGAGGGATGGGATGTTCACGTATTTTCGATGGCTGAGCACATTGCATCAGTGCTGTCTTCGGCAGCACCCAGACGAATTTGGCTGGCAGCCGATAGGAAAGCTCCCCAAAGCTGGAGCAGAACGAACGAAGCGCTGGCCAATGCGCTGACCCAGGGTGCCCTTCAACAGCGGCTGGAAGAAAAGCTGACAGCATTGGAGCACAAGCCTAACGCATTGCTCTTGGTCGTCGACCTGGAGGCGCTGCATCCCTACATGCGCATCGGGGCCATCGAGAGTCAATTGTACGGCAAGTTCAAGGTACCCACGGTGTTCCTCTACCCAGGCGAGCGCACCGGGAAGACTCGCCTGAAATTCATGGGCTTCTATCCAGAAGATGGAAACTACCGATCCGTTCACGTAGGCGGATAATTGCACGAAGGGTGTGAGGCATGCATATAAAGAACCTATTTGATCCGGCCAAAGATATCTACCGGACCATTGAAAAGGTCATCACCTATAGCGCCTCGCAGGAGGCGCGGCTCAAGGCCGAGATCACCGAGTACATCGTCACCGACAGCATCGAGGAGCAGTTCGAACGACTCCTCAGTCGCATGCAGGCGGCGATGGAAATGGGAGGCGAGAACGAGATCGGCGTCTGGGTGTCCGGCTTTTACGGATCGGGCAAGAGCTCGTTCACGAAATATCTCGGCCTGTCCCTCGACGAAAGCGTTACCATTGAAGGCACGCCTTTTCTGAAGTACTTGCAGGACAGACTGAACAAGCCGCAGACGCGGGCACAGCTGGCTACACTTGCCAGCAAGCACTCCGCCGCCGTGATTCTTTTGGACCTCGCCAGCGAGATGCTCGCCGGCGCGACTATGGAGGACGTATCAACGGTTCTCTACTACAAGGTGCTTCAATGGGCCGGCTATTCGCGGAATTTGAAGGTCGCGGCTTTCGAGCGCAGGCTCCAGAAAGACGGCCGCTACGACGAGTTCACCGGTCGAATTGAGAAGGAGCTTGGAACTCCGTGGAAGGAGGTTCAAAACGACCCGCTTGTCATTGACAGTCTGATTCCAGAAATCGCCCACGAAATGTATCCGCAGCTGTTCAAGTCGCCCAGCGCCTTCACGACCGAAACTGCGGACTTCATTCGGTTTGAGAACGAGCGTGTCAAAGAAATGCTCGACATCGTTCGCGAGACTTCGGGCAAGGAGTTCGTGATCTTTATCATCGACGAGGTGGGCCAGTATGTTGGCTCACGGCAGAATCTGATCTTGAACCTCGATGGGCTGGCCAAGAATCTCAAGACGATCGGCGACGGTAAGGCCTGGATCATTGGAACCGCGCAGCAGACACTGACTGAAGACGATCCGCGCGCCTCATTGAACTCGCCTGAGCTATACAAACTCAAGGATCGCTTCCCGATCCAGATCGATCTTGAGTCGAGCGATATCAAGGAGATTTGTTACCGCCGCCTGTTGGGCAAGTCGCCGGATGGACAGAAGAGGCTGGAATCGGCGTTCGACAAGCATGGGCAGGCCTTGCGCTACAACACCAAGCTCCAGGACGCGCGCTACTACGATTCGGACTTCGACAAGGAAGTGTTTGTCAACCTCTACCCCTTCCTCCCAGCCCACTTTGACATTCTGCTGCACCTCCTCGGCGCACTCGCCAAGTCCACAGGCGGCATTGGCCTCCGGTCCGCCATCAAAGTTATCCAAGACATCCTTGTCGAAGGTCCCGATGACCAGGAACCCGTAGCCAACCAGCCTGTGGGCTGGCTGGCCACCACCGTTACGCTGTTCGATGCCCTTGAAAAGGATATTCGTCGGGCGTTCCCGTCAATCCATAAAGCGGTTGGCAAGGTGGCGATACGTTTTCCAGACTCCCAAATTCACCAGAATGTCGCCAAGACGGTCGCGGTGCTTCAAATCCTGGGCAACATGCCGGTAACGGCTCAGAATGTCGCCAGCCTGATGCACCCGGCCATTGACGCTCCTAGCCAGCGAGACAAGATCGACGCGGCCATCGCCGACCTTACCAGCGATCCGATTGTGCCGTTTGGGGAAAAGGACGGCAACCTTTGCTTCTTCAGCGAAAAGCTCAACGATATCGACCAGGAACGGGGCCAGATTCCGCTTCGAACCATCGAAACACGACGCATCCAGAATGAGGCGCTTCGTGAGGCATTCAGCCCGCTACCATCGACGCGACTCCACGGATCATTGGCAGTCACCTCGGGCCTCAAGGCCATGGCCGGGTCGATGGTTGCGAGCCTGGCGGGCGAGCGCGAAACCATTCAAACTGTGGTCGAGTTCGTCGATCCCAATGACTACGACACCGCTCGCACGCGGCTTGTCGAGGAATCCCGTCAGCGAAGCTCGCAGAACACCATCTATCTGATTGGCAGAACGTCGCCGGAAATCGACGACAAAGTTGCCGAGATTTACCGCTGCCGAGAGATTGTGCAGCGCTACCGCAACGACCCTGACGCAGAGGTCAAGGAATACTGTGCCGCTCAAACCGATCGTGCAAATAAGCTGAATAGTGAGCTGGAACATCTGCTCAAACGCTGCCTTGTCCAGGGCTCGTTCATCTTCCGTGGCCAAACCACCGCCGTCGACAGCATCAACCACGACGTGGTCGAGGCCGCCAAGAAGTATCTCGCCGAGGTTGCCGAGCAGGTGTTCGACCGCTATGGCGAAGCTGCCGTCCGTGCCGACACCACGCTGGCGGAAAAGTTTCTCCGAGCAGGCAATCTCAAGGCTGTCACTTCGTCCATTGATCCACTCGGACTGGTTCAGGTCAGTGGTGGCACGCCGCACATCAAGACCGATCACAAGGCCATTGTCAGCATTCGCGACTACATCGACCGTCACGGCACGGTCGAAGGCAAGCGGATGATCGATTTCTTCACCGATGCGCCCTTCGGCTGGTCGCAGGACACGCTGCGTTACCTGATCGCCGCTATGCTGGTCGCCGGCGAGATCAAGCTGAAGGTGTCGGGCCGCGAAGTCACCGTCAACGGCCAGCAAGCCATTGACGCCTTGCGCACAAACAACTCGTTCAAGACCGTTGGCGTTTCATTGCGCGATGAGCGCCCGTCCAATGAGGTACTCGCCAAGGCCGCCCAGCGATTGACCGACCTGGTGGGAGACACCGTCATCCCGCTGGAAGACGAGATCAGCAAAACGGCCACGAAGCAGTTTCCTAAGTACCAGTATCAGTTCGGCCCGCTAGCCGAAAAGCTCGATGCACTCGGGCTGCCCGGTGCCGAAGTTGTTCGCTCCCTGAACCAGGAATTGGCCGACGTGCTGCTGACGGACGCGTCCGATGCTCCCCAGCGTCTGGGCAGTGAGGAATCACCGCTCTACGACGGCCTCAAATGGGCCATCGAGGTCGACAGGGCCTTGAAGAATGGCCTCGAATCGACCATTCGCGACCTCCAGCAGCACCGCCGCGAGATCGAAGCCCTGCCGGATTCAGGCGTGCCCGGCCAGCTTCGCCAGGACCTGGCCGAAGAACTGACCCAGCTTGCCCAACGGCTTGCCCAGAATGACTTCTACGCGCATGCATCCGATCTAGCCACGGTGCTCACTGCCATCAAGGCCCGTACTCGTGATGCTGCCATCGAGATGGCAAGCGCACAGCGTCAGGTCATCAAGGAGGCCGCCGACGAGCTTCAGCAGATGCCCCAGTGGTCCGAGCTTGGCCGCGATGAGCAATCCCAGGTCCTCAATCAGCTCGACAGTATTTCCGTCGAAGCCACTGAAGATCTGGCCGGAATCAAGACGCTGCTCAACCAGTCGTTCACCATCCGCTCGCAGATCGACGCCATCCGCGAGGGCATCATCAAGACCGCCCGCGAGCGCCAACGTGCCCGGCTGGAGGAGGAACGCAAGGAAGCCAAAAAGGCTGGCCAAACCAAGCTCAGCCGCACCGTGAGCATACCGGCCACCATCAACAGCGCCACTGACCTGGAAGAGCTGATCCGCTCCCTCCAGGCTCTCAAGGCTGAGTTGGCGGTTTACAACGACATCGAAGTGACCATCAAGATCGGGAAATGAGTGACCATGGCGTTTGATCAGTCAACCCGTAACCGTCTGGCCCGCTTCGTCAGCGATACTCGCGCGCTGCTGACCGAGGAATTTACGCGCCAGCTTCAGCACGTCTATGGGCTCGATCCGGAAACCGGCGACGTGACCGATCCGGCCAGGCTCACCCTGGACAACGTCCAGCGCGAAACTGCCCGGCTGCTCCGCGAAACCATGGAGCACTACCTCGCTTCGGCCGACACCAGCACCCCCGCCAAGGCCAAGAAGGCCCGCCAGGAAACGCTCAACCGCATCGTGCGCGAGCAGGCATTTACCGTCCTCAACCGCCTCTGCGCCCTGCGCATGGCTGAGGCGCGTGGCCTGCTCATCGAATCCATCGCCAAGGGCTACCAATCCAAAGGCTTCCAGCTTTACCAGCGTCTTGCCGGCACCGCCCTGGGTGAAACCGGCGACTGCTACCGCGTCTTCCTGTTCAGCGTTTTCGACGAGTTCGCCGTTGATCTACCCGTCCTGTTCGACCGCTTCAGCCCCCAGGGCCGACTGTTCCCCCGCGAAACAGCGCTCCTGGCCGTTCTCGAGCAGATCAACCATCCCGACATCGATCCGCTCTGGGCCGAAGACGAGACCATCGGCTGGATTTACCAGTACTTCAACTCCGTCGAAGAGCGCCGGCAGATGCGTGCCGAGTCCCAGGCCCCGCGCAACAGCCGCGAGCTGGCCGTCCGCAACCAGTTCTTCACGCCGCGCTACGTCGTCGAGTTCCTCACCGACAATACCCTCGGCCGCATCTGGTACGAGATAACCAAAGGCCAGACCGCCCTGAAAGACTCCTGCCGCTATCTCATCCGCCGACCCAACGAAATCTTCTTGGCTGAAGGCGAGGAAGCGCCCAAGCCCCCGGAAGGGCAGCAGCCGGCTGAGGACCTCTCCCAGGAAGAACTGCTCAAGCAGCCGGTCTACATTCCGCATCGGCCGCTCAAGGACCCGCGCGACATCAAGATGCTCGACCCCGCCTGCGGATCGATGCACTTCGGCCTCTATGC